CATCACAAGGAGAAACTACTAATTCAGTTACAACAACAGCACCTTACTTCCCACCGTTCTTCCCTTACTTCCCACCGTTCTTCCCGTTCTTCCCGTTCTTCCCACCTTACTTCCCACCGTTCTTCCCGTTCTTCCCGTTCTTCCCACCATACTTCCCACCGTTCTTCCCGTTCTTCCCGTTCTTCCCACCGTTCTTCCCACCGTTCTTCCCACCAAGATTCGGTCCTTACTTCCCACCGTTCTTCCCACCAAGATTCGGTCCTTACTTCCCAGCATGTGTTGATGGAGATACTTTAATATTAACTAGCGAAGGCCCAAAGCCAGCAAGAAAAATTAAAGTTGGAGATAAATTGTTAACAGTTGATGCTCTAGGTTTAATAAATCAACCTAACTCAACTCCTCTTGAAATAAACGTTCAAGACTTAATAATAACCAACCTAGCACACACAGAGGTTACAAATGTGATAGTCTCAGACAAGCAAGACAGAGTTTACTTCAATGGAAACAGCGAAGCTCAATTCACAGAGACTCACCCAATATTTGTAAAGCGTAATAACGAATATCGTGTAGTCGAGGCAGGTACAGTTCAAGAGGGAGATATATTAATAAATATTAATATAGAAGAGCTATCGGATAAGAACCTAAATCTAGACAGGGTAATATCAGAAATATTAATTTCTAAAATAAATAAAATTACTTTAGATATTAAAAAAGATGTTTATACATTTAGTTGTGACCCTCATAATTGGTATTTTGCAGGAAACATACTAACTCATAATAAATAGATAGGATGGTAAAAAATAATGTCATATAAAATCAAAATATTAAAAGATCATCCTATAGGATTTTGGCAACTAGATGATGTAGCAGTAAATCCAACTTTTGACTTTACTGATATTTTAGATAAATATGATACATACCAAGATTTGATAGATGCGTATGAACAGTATGGAAACATTAATTATCTTGCAGAAGATAGTTCTGGGTGTGCTAATTATGGATTATATGTGGGTGATTTTAATAATAATACAAAAAATTTTCCATTATCTCCTGGAGGAAATTACTCTATAGATATAACATCATCTAAAAGTATAAATTTTCCAATAGTTAATGGTTATTATAAAAATAGCTCCCCTGGTGGCTTTGCTACAAAAGATTATGGGGACAATGATTTTACATTAGAATGTTGGTTGTACCCAGAAATTATTACAAATTCTTTAACCACAATACTAGGTAACAGTACAAAAACGGTAGGAATATTTTATGAAAATGGGAATATAGTATTTAAATTAAATCAAGAATCTTTAGAGTATACTTTACCATTTATAAATAAATCTATGCATGTAGTCTGTGTATATTTAGTAACAGAAGCTCACATATACATAGATGGTATTTTGAGGGTAAGCAAGTTAATATCCTCTAATCCTTTTACAAATACTGAAATATTACTAACTACTGGACCCACTCAGGACTTATCAGATAAATTTTTAATAGACGATGTAGCTATTTATAGATATGGACTATCAAATACAAAAATACTAGAACATTATTCTATTGACAGTTTCACTAGCCCAGTACAAATATCTCAAGTAGATAATGGAGAGCTTTTTGAATTTTATGATACAGATATCAGCAAAGTTTTTTCTTACTCCTATCCATTAAATAGATCATGGCAAGAGTTAATAACAGAAGATTTGTATTATGATCAAACTAGTCAATACATTCAAATAAAAAAAGAAAATTCTACAGATAGCAAAGTTGTTGTTTTGCAAGACACTATATATTTGCCAGCGGCTACCACTATGAATTCTTCTAAAATAGATTGGTTTGGAGATAATGGGGTAGTTGTCGAGACTAGTTCAGATGGAGTAAATTATTCTACATGTACAAATGGAGAATCTATACCTCAATACAAAAGTTCACAATTTTCTAGTAGCAAGGTTTTAAATATAAAAATAACAATAACTTCTGGAAATATATCTAAATATTTACCAAAATTATATAATTTAAATATTAGCTTTTATAATAATCAAATTATGTATTCAAAAAATGGATCAAGTTATTTGTCAAAAATTCAAGACCTAGATTTTTATTTAGGGCAAAACGCATATCCAGTTATGTACAGGGATCCAAAAAATGGAATATTGGTACTAGAAAACTCTGGATTTAAAATTAACCTATCTGAATTAAAGCAGTCTGTAGAATTTTTTTACACCCCGTACTCTTTAAATAAAAGCCTGCTTGTTAGCTCTATTGTAAATGGCAGCGGGGCAGCCAGTGAATATTCATGGAATACAAATGGGTCAATTAATAAAACAAATATAGCCTCTATATATGTTAATGGGGTAGATGTATCTGCCCAAACCCTGATATCTAATATATTTAAGGTAAAGGGAATACATCATGTTATAATTAATTTTACAGCCCCAATATATGGCGTAGTAACAGTAAACCATAAATCATCTGGATCCGTCAAATCTTTATATCAATATATGTCATTTTATAAAGAATTACTAGATTATAATAAGATTATTAATCATTATGATTTATATACCTCTAGGCAGTCCTATCAAACCAGCGGATCTTCCATAACCTTGTCCGAAAATTCAGTAAACCTATATAATAATGACTGGCTTGTGATACAAAACTCATAATCTTGTCAATTGTCTTGACAAAATATGGACTTTGACCACAAGTAATGGTAGAATTAATACCTAATGAATATTAAAAATGTTAATCAAAAAGTAATAGAGGAAACGACTCTAGGAATATACGTGTGGGAAATGCCAGACGGAAGATGGATTGGCGATGACGATGGAAATTTTTTATCAATAACATCTAAAAAAGGTAATCGGTCAAAGATAGACTTGCTAGCCAGAGAAGTAAGATCATTTGGAATATATGAAGGTCAGCCTAAATTTTTATCAGGTAGACGTAAAATTAATGATGAAGAACTTCAACACCAAAAACAAAGATTAGATTGGGGTCTAACACCAGATCCGCTAGATATCGGCGTATACAAAGATTCAATTAAAAATGGAGGAAAGCCTTAATGGAATTTATTAATGATGATACAGAGTTTGTTCAAAATATAGATATATCAAATTCTGCTGATTGGGTAAGATTTAATAGCAAAGAGGTTGTAGTAGATAATGACCCATTTAATATCGGAGAATCAGAATTAAAAAAAGTTAATGGCCTCAGCACTAATTTTAGACGAAAAATGTCTAGAGAGTTTTCAAAAAGATTTATTGGTCAAGACGGAACTGGAACGCAACAAAATTTATTGCAACAGGCAGTTACTGGATATGCAATGTTCGATTTGGTTCAACCAGTCTATAACCTAGAATACCTTTCAAAAATTTATGAAATATCACCGTACAACTACGCAGCAATTAATGCAAAGGTTGCAAATATTGTAGGACTTGGGTATACATTTATAGAAACAAAAAAAGCAAATGATGCTTTAGACAATATTTCAGACGACAAACAATTAGATAGAGCACGTAGAAAATTAAACAAGCTTCGCCAAGATTTAGATAATTGGCTAGAAGAAACAAATGAAGAAGAAACATTTACAGAAACATTAATTAAAGCCTATACAGATTTAGAAGCTACGGGTAATGGATTTATTGAAATTGGTAGAACTACTTCAGGAAACATAGGATATGTCGGACATATCCCAGCTAAGACCATGCGTGTTCGTCGTTTGCGTGATGGATTTATTCAATTGTTATACGGAAAAGCCGTATACTTTAGAAATTTCGGTGATCAAGAAACTCCTAATCCAATAGCCGACGGAACAGATAGACCAAATGAAATTATTCATTTAAAGAAATATACACCAATGAACAATTACTATGGCTTGCCAGATATAGTCGCAGCACAAACATCAATGGCTGGCAATGAGTTTGCTGGTAAATATAATTTAGATTATTTTGAAAATAAAGCAGTTCCAAGATATATAATTACTGTTAAGGGCGCAAAGCTCTCACCAGAATCTGAAAGAAAACTATTAGAGTTTTTTCAAGTAGGCCTAAAGGGTAAAAATCATAGATCTCTATATGTCCCACTTCCACCAGATAGCCCAGACTCAAAAGTTGAATTTAAAATGGAGCCAATTGAGGCAAACTCTCAAGAGTCTTCATTTAATGTTTATCGTAAATCAAATAGAGATGAAATACTATTAGCTCATAGAGTTCCTATAAATAAAATAGGAGTTCCAGAGGGAATTAGTTTGGCGTCTGCTCGTGATGCAGATAAAATGTTTAAAGAGCAAGTATGTAGACCAGCACAAGATATTTTAGAGAAAAAGTTAAATAGAATTATTTCAGAAAAAACAGATGCATTAATGCTTAAATTTAATGAATTAACTTTAACAGACGAGGACACTCAGTCCAAAATTGATGAGCGATATTTAAGAATGCAAGTAATTACCCCAAATGAAGTTAGAATTAGAAAAGGTATGGTTCCTAGAGATGGCGGAGACGATGTCGTTGATTTAAAGGCACAGGGAGCGGCAGAGCAAAGAGCCCAGGCTGGTAATTCCAGACAAAGAACTCAGGAGAGATCTGCAAATTCTCCCGATATTTCTGGGGAGGCCAGAAATCCAAAAGGTGAGGGTAGAACCACAGCTTAATTATTAGGCAACTAGTTATTTGCCTTTTTATGTATACAAAGATAAAATTAAGCATATGAATATCGAAAAATCTTATTGGTCCAGCAATGGCGATGATATTAGTTTATCTATTCCTTTCACAAAAGTCAATCGTGAAAAGAGAACAGTTTCTGGTTTTGCAACACTAGACAACATTGATCAAACAGGAGATGTTGTAACCGCAGAAGCAAGCTTAAAAGCTTTTGAAGGTTTTAGAGGCAATATCAGAGAAATGCATTCATCCAATGCAGTTGGCAAAATGGTTTCATTTAAACCAGAAACTTATTATGATACAAAATCAGGTGAATTTTATAATGGAGTATATGTAGATGCATACATATCAAAAGGCGCACAAGATACCTGGGAAAAAGTTTTAGACGGAACTCTTCAAGGATTTTCAATTGGCGGAAAGATTGTAGATTCAGAAAACGAAGTAAATAAGTCTACAGGAAATCCAGTAAGATTTATTAAAGAATACTCATTGATAGAACTATCAGTTGTAGATTCACCAGCAAATGAATTATGTAATATTTTATCTATTCAAAAAATGAATGGACAATTAATTTTTAAAGGAATAGCAGCAGATACCATTACGGAAAATATTTTTTATTGTGAAGATAGTGATTCCGTATTTATGTCAACAGAAGCAACCTATACTTCACCAGTAACTGGCAAACTAGCAAGTTTAATTGGCTGGGTAGAAACTAACGATGTTAACAAAGCAAAAGAAATAGATAAAATTCTTGCTTCATTTAAGAAGTCAAGATTTACGTTGCCTGAAACACAAATAGCAAAACAGGCAAACGCAAAAGGAGGTAATGAAGTGTCAGAAAACACAGAAACAGTAGCAGTTGAAGAAACTGCTCCAGTAGAAGTTTCAATCCCTGCAGAAGCAGTAATTGAAAAAGCTGTTACAGAAGATGTAGTAGCAGATGCTTCTGCCGAAATCGTTGAAAAAGCAGCAGACGTCTCAGAAGTCGTCGTTGATGAACCTGATTTTGCAAAAATGTTAGGTGACCTAAAAGGCTTTTTCTCAGAAACTCTAAGCAAGGCTTCAGAAGCAAATGCAGCACAAGTTACAACTATTAAAGAAACAGTTGAATCTTTTAGCAAGAGCGTAGAAGCCAGAATATCAGAGTTGGCAGAACAACACTCAGAACTCAACAAAACTGTTGAGAACATCAAAAACACGATTGATGGTGTAGAAAAGCGTGTCGATGCAGTAGAATCAGAGACTGCAATTAAGAAGTCCTCAGACCTTGGCGGGTCTCAGGAAGTAAAAATCCAAAAATCAAAATGGAATGGTTCTTTCCTCGGTTCCGTAAACGAACTATTTAAATAAAGGGTAGGTAAATAAATTATGAGCAATGAATTATTAGAAAAGGCAATTGCAACTGGCACAACAGCCACAGGCACTTTTGCTTCAACAACTGGAGGAGAGGGAATTCACACAGGGTCAGAAAATGGCAATGGTGGATTACTTAATCCAGAACAATCAGCTCGATTTCTAGACTACATGTTCGACGCAACCGTAATTGGTAAAGTCGCACGTACCGTTAGAATGAAATCTGATACAACTGAAATTGATCGCATGGGCGTAGGCGAAAAGCTTATGAAGCTTGCGACAGAAGGAGATGACGCAAACAGTGGCAACTCTGCTGTGACATTCTCAAAAATTTCTTTGACAACAAAGAAGTTACGTCTAGATTGGGAACTTTCAACTGAGTCTCTAGAAGACAACATTGAAGGTGCAGATCTAGAAGATCATATTGCACGTCTGATGGCAACACAGGCTGGTAATGATATTGAAGACTTGGTTCTTAACGGAAACACAGCTCTATCATCTGATCAACTTTACAAAGCATTTGACGGAACAGTTAAGCTTGCAAAAGCAAACGGTCACGTAGTAGATGCAGGTGGAGCCGCAATTAGTCGTGCTACATTTAATAGCGCATTAAAGGCACTTCCACGTAAGTACAAGCAACGTCGTACAGACCTTCGCTTCTTGTCAGGTTCAAACTTGATTCAAGATTACTTATACTCAGCATCATTACTTGGTGCAGATGGATCAGCTAACCCACAAGATATCGCTTCAAGCGTTATCCGTGGAGGCGTACAGCCACTAGGCGGTCCAGCAGGATACGTAGCACCTTTCGCATTTGGTATTCCAATTGTTGAAGTTCCGCTACTAAGCGAGACACAAACTGGCTCATACTCAGGAGCAACAGGATCACACGGTGACGTCCACTTGACATTCCCAAATAACGTAGTTATTGGTATCAAGCGTGATGTAACTGTATACCGATTCTTCTGGCCAAAGAAGGACTCAATCGAGTACACAATGTATACTCGTGTTGGCGTTCAAATTGAGCAAGCAGACGCTTGGGTAGTAGTAAAGAACGTTAAGATTGCTTCCTAATTAGGAATTAGTCTAAATAAAAGCCCCCAATTAATTTTGGGGGCTTTTCATTTGAATTTAGTAATGATATAATTAAAGAACTAGACTAAGGAGAATATATGTCATTTGAGACATTAAAACTATCTGAGATAAAAAAAATAGCCGAAGACTTTGGCGTAGATATACAAACACTAAAAAGCAAGAACGATATTATTGCATCATTAG